CCTGAACCTCTAAGGGTAGATCCTGAGTTTCAATTTCTACATCTACTTCACCAAGACTTGATACTGTTTCAACTGCTCTATTATCAGCATAGAGAGTATCTGAATTACTCTTAGGACTTATCTTTACATTTATTGCTGGTGAAATTAATGTTGGTGTACCATAGCTTACTAATGCTTCATCTGTTAAAACTGCATAAACTAAATTTTCTACTCCTATAGGAGCACTATTTATTACTCCAGACATATATTATTACCTCCATTTTTTTAAACTAAGGCATCTTCAAATAAAAAAATCTCATTGCCTTATGATATATCTTTGTATCACTTTCAAATAAATCAGCCGCAGAATTTCTTATAAACCCTTCAGCTTCCATATAATTCTTTATATTATCTACGAGCTCTGTATAATCATTTTTGCTCCAAACATCTATTTGAATATAATAGCCTGTCTCTTTTTCTTCATTGTCAGCATACTGCTCACCCTGTTCTAAATAATTAAAGAAAGTTATATAAGTATTTTCCTTTCCATTGTATTTTTGAAATGAAACTGGAATACCTAAAGGCTTTAAAGCTTCAAGTATTAAATTGTTAATCACTTTAGCCCCTCCTTTAAAGTTTCAGCTATATTTTTCTGTATTGTACTTTTATTTTTCTCATAGGCTGGTTGTAAAAATGGTCTTGCAGGCATTTTAGAAGTTCCAAATTCTAAGAATTTACCATAAAATATCTTTGAATTATCTCCTTTATCTATGCCTACAAGAATATATTTAACACCTTCTTTATTTTTTACATTACTTATCTTAAGTCCTTTTCTAAGGTTACCGCTTCTATCATTAAAGGCATTTGTTGCTTTTGCATCCTCAAGTACAGGTTCTGCAGCATTTTTTAGTGCTTTGCTTTCCAGCCTACTAATATTTGTACCCATTTGATTAAGTTTATTTAATATCTCATCAACACCTGTAAGCTCTAGATCAGCCACTGCTGTCCACCTCCATGGCTTTTATTTCTATATATTTATTTCCATATTTGATGTTATCTATAGAAATAATGTTATACTGTTTGCCTTTAAATAATATTCTCATATCAGTAGTTATACTGGACAAATATCTTATAGTAAACTTTACAGTTTCCTCTGCCTGCACAGCTGATGCCTCATAATATTCTCTACCAGTTAAATTAGAAACTGACGCCCAAACTGTTTTATAATCCTCCCAATCTTCAACTTCAAATCCATTTTCATTTACTACTGTAGTGAAATTTTGAAATGTTATTCTATGTCTTAACTCACTAGCTGCCATTCCATCACCAACTTTCATTACGATAAGCAAACAGTAGTCTTGTCATAGTATCAATAACTACTTTTACCTCAAAGGTTTCACGCTGTTCATACATATTAACCACAGCAAATAAAATAGCCTGCCTTACTGTTTCCGGTAATTCAGTAAAGTCTGTTAATGGAAATCTAAGTATTCCTTCGCAGATCTCCTCAGCTGCGAGAATAAAATTGGTGATGAGTGTATCTTCCTCGTTACCATCAACTCTTAAATATAATTTAGCTTCTTCAAATGAAATAACCATACACTCACCTCCAACTTATTCCTCTTGTTAATTTGCTGCCATAAGTCCTGCATTTTTAAGTTTTGTAAGTAGGGCATTAAAATCAGCTTTAAGTGCTGTTATATCTGCAGCAGTGCTATCAGCTTGTACAGCCATCCTTGTCAGTGGTGTCCCATTAATATTAATTTGACCCTCAGCGGTAACTTCTAATATGCCGTTTACAACCCATTTATCTCCACCTTGCTCTGCATAATTTTTTACGTTACTCATATTTAACCACCTACGCTTTCATCTGTAAAACTTTAATAGTTTCAGGAAGTATTAGTTTTCCATCAACTCTTTGTGTTGCTTTAAAGCCTACTTGTCCTGTTGCTGCATAAAGTTCATTTAATCTTTGGAAGGATCTACCTTGTCTATCAGCTACCCAATAGTAACTAAGATCACCAAAGGCTATAGTCTTTGCACTAGCTCCGAGTGTAGGTGCATAAGCGGAAGTTTTTACTGGCCTATTTAGAATAGTATCAGGCTCACCTGCTGTAACTGATGGTTGCCATAAATACTGACCACTTCCATCCTTTAATTTTCTAATAGCTTTAACGGTGGCATCATTCATTAAAAACACAGAATTCTTTCTGTATGGAGATTTAAGTGAATAGAATAAATCCATAATCTCATCAAAAGTAATAGCTGTAGAACTTGCCGCTGTAACTCCAAGCTGTGCTCCACCTGTTGTATTAAATATTCCTGTTGGCTTTCCTGTTCCATCACCAATAAAGAAGGCTTCTTCTTCCTTTGCACCAATTCTTCTTGCAAACTCTTTTGCTATATAACTCTCCAAATTAAAAACACTATCATTAAGAAGTTCCTCAGAAACCTTAATCATAGTGGCTAATTTATATGCTCCAATTGATACTTGTCCGAATGTATCATCTGATTCTGGAATAGCACCTTCTTCATCTACCCAGGATGCAGTTCCTTTTGTTGCAACCACAGGAATTTTCTTGTCCCCTGAAGATGTGGTAATTATATTGGCAAGCTGCCTAAATACATTTTGCTCTTGTAAGCTTTCAATTAATGTTTTTTCAAACTCGTCTGGTGCAAGGAAACCACCTTCACTATCAGTTCCAATTTGCAGAGCATTATGCACATCAAAGCTGTTTTTATTCCTCATAGCCTTCCAGAAAGAATCCTTGTATTCATTTGATTCTCTACCTGTTTTTTCTTCACCAATACTTCCCTTAGGATTATTCTTAATAGGATTTGATGTTGCCTTTGAAAGTTCTAAATCAAGAGCCGCTTGACGTTCAAGTCTGTCTATTTCTTTTCCTAAGTTTACAACATCAGCTTCCATCTTTTCATAAGTTGCTGTATCCTCAGCTGATAATAATCCATTTTCATTTCTCTTACTATCTAGGAAAGCTTTTGTACTGTCCCATAGTTTAGCTCTTTTTTCTCTAAGTTCTAATATTTTATTCATGTACATTCCCCCAAATCTAATATTTTAAAAGATCTAGTCTTTTAAGTAATTGCTCATGCGGCGTGCCTATTTCTGTTATAGGCTGTGTTTGTTTTGCTTTAGGTATCTTTTTCATTAATGCATTAGTTACAGTTACCTTATCAAAGATAAAACCATCATTTGTTTCTTCCTCAGTATCTTCATATAAAACTTTATCTGCAAAACCAAGTTCTACTGCTTTTTTAGCACTAAACCAAGTTTCAGAATCCATCATTTTTGATATCTTATTTCTAGGAAGTCCTGTCTTTTGCTTATAAGCATTGATTATGCTTTCTTTTACCTCTGACAGCATATAAATTCCACTTTGTAAATCAGATTCTTCTCCAGAAATAATTGTAGATGGATTATGAATCATCATCATTGCCACAGGTGACATTAATATCTCACTTCCTGCCATAGCGATAACTGATGCAGCACTGGCTGCTATGCCATCAATCTTTACTGTTACCTTACCCTTATATTCCTTTAGCATTGTATAAATCTGACTTGCGGCAAATACATCTCCACCTGGTGAATTAAGCCATACTGATATATTTCCCTCAGTGCCTGTAAGCTCAGACTTGAACTGCTTAGGAGTAATATCATCATCAAACCAGCTGTCCTCTGCAATGTATCCATCAAAATAAAGTGTTCTACCTTCTTCATTCTTTACCCAGTTCCAAAACTTCTTGCTCACTTTTTCTCCTCCAATCCTGTATTATTTTTATTAGCAAATACCCCTGCATCAGCTAGCTTTGTCATGTTTCCATTAATTAAATACAAATCCCCCCCAAGCTCTTCTGGTATTTTATTGAGATTCTCAAGTTCTCTTATGTCATTACTTGATAACCAGCCATTTTGCCTTCCTATGGCATAACCATTCATTCTGCTTTGATAATCACCTCTAAGTAGTCCATCTACATTGAATTTAACAAAATATTGTTTCTTTTCACTTTCACTAAATAATGCTCTTTTAATAGCTTGTTCCCATCTAACTACCCAAGGATCAAGAGTGTACATTACAAATTCCAGTGACTGCTGCTCAATATTAGAAAAACTTGATTTATCAAGATCTCCTATCATATGAGGTGGAATTCTAAATATCCTTGCTATT